CGGTGGTCGCTGTTTATGGATAAAAATAAAATGCATCCACTTGATGTTGCATTGGAAGCATCTATTGGTGGTAATCCAAATTTAAGTGAAGAAATTTTAAGAAGTGAATCACAAGCAGACTATCGTGTTCTGTTTAACTTAGGTTGGCATGAAATGCGCCATGGAAACATGATGAAAGCGTTTGAACATTTCAATTATGGTAGATTTATTAATGTATTCGGTCTTCCAGCACTATCAGGAAAGATATGGAAGGATGAACCACTTGTGGGTAAAACACTTCTTTTCAGATGCGAAGGTGGTTATGGAGACCAAATTCTTAATTTTCGTTTCGCTAAGATATTTGAAGAAATGGGTGCTAGAGTTTTAGTATCATGTGCGCCAGAATTAAAAGAAATTTTCTCTCGTCACGGTTTTATCTGTGTTGATAATGAAGTAATTATGTGCGCATATTATGATTATTGGATTCCAGCAATGTCTGCTCCTTATGTTTTGGGGATGGAATTGGATGATTTAGATGGAAAACCTTTTATATTCCCAAAAGAAAAAAGAAATTTGTTTTCTAAGAAGGGTGCATTGAAGGTTGGTATTCGTTGGAGTGGTTCACCTGAATTTGAAGACGAACAACACAGAAGATTTCCATCGGAATTGATGATTGATCTTCATGATATTCCAAATACAACATTTTACTCACTACAAAGAGATGAAAACCTTGTAGATGGTCTTCCGTTTGGTGATATGCGAGAACAAATGAAGACTTGGGACGATACTGCTTCTATTATTGCAGGTTGCGATGTCATAATTACATCTTGTACATCTATCGCACACCTTTCTGCTGCTATGGGAATACCAACATGGATTGTTACACCTATCATGCCTTACTATACGTGGGTATTTCCAGGTGATAATTCACATTGGTATGATTCTGTTAGACTATTCAGACAAGAAAAATATGGAGAATGGGAAGTTCCATTTGCTAAAATCAGAGAAGAACTCACTAAACTGGCAGAAGGATATGGAAAATGATACAACATTATTATTTTGCTGTTCCAGGATGGTTTGTACAAGAAAATTTATTTACCCAAATGGTTTTATCATGTAATGATAGTGACCAATATCATTTTGTAGAGATTGGTAGTTGGAAAGGTAAATCATCAACTTATATGGGCGTTGAAATAATCAACAGCGGTAAAAAAATTAAATTTGACTGTGTAGACACATGGTTGGGTTCACCCGAACACTTGGATAAAAACAATGATTCATACGAACCACTACTTGAAATACCGAACGGTTTATACAATGAGTTCATAAAAAATACATATCCAGTTAAATCTGCCATACATCCGATACGAATGACTTCGATTGAAGCATCTAAATTATATGAAGATGGGAGTTTAGATTTTATTTTTATAGACGGAGCACATGATTACAGAAGTGTTAAAGAAGATGTAGAACACTGGTTTCCAAAATTAAAAGTTGGTGGATATATTACAGGTGATGATTATGCCTGGCCTTCTGTTAGTAATGCGGTTGATGAATACTTTGGTAAAAATAATGTAACCACTATAAAAGCCCCTGCATACAAATATGCAGAACAAACTTGGGTAGTTAAAAAGAAAGAGGAGTTATTATGAATATAGATATTATACTACGAACACATGATTTAATAGACATCCATCCAGCAAGAGAACCGAGATACTGTGGTGTTGATAAAACTACGCTTATTCGTAAATGTGTTACTTCACTTGTAAATACTGCTGATAATTATGAAGGTGGTAATATAAAATTCATTTGGTTAGATGATCATTCTTCACAGATTACTATTGATTATCTACATGATATTTTCAAAAAATCAAAACATCCATACGAATTTGTACCATTGGAAGAGAGTGGATTTAATTATTCAGGATATATGCAATTTGAAATGGGTAGAAAATCAACTGCAGATTTAGTTTATTTTGTAGAGGATGATTACTTACATTATCCAACTACAATAGATGAAATGGTTGATTCCTATGTAACATTCAAAAAAAATCTTGGGGTTGAGGTTGGTATTCACCCATTTGATGATCCAGACAACTATAAAACAGACTATATAGATGAATGTAGAATTGTTCTTGGTAAGAATCGAAAATTTAGAACAAACAAATATTCTACATTTGTTTTTCTTTGTTCACCAGAACTAATAAGAAAACATTGGAGTAGATTTTATATGCTTTCAACGGAATACATGACAGAATGGGGTGAAAGAAATATGGTTCACGAAGGAACAACTATAAATCATATTTGGCGATGGGAGGCAAAATTATTTACACCGATTCCTTCGCTTGCACTTCACATGGGATTTAATGAACAAAAAGATGCATTTTTAGATTGGAAAGAATTGTGGAACTCGATGGAAATAGAACTATGAAAATATCATACCACACATTACATTGGGATAATGTAGATGCTAGAATTTTAAACTCACATAAAAAAGTTTTCAATCATTTTGGAATTGATATTCAATATACAAATAGGAATGTTAACCAAGGTGTTTGGATGACTAGTGTTTGCCGTAATACAATATCCGATGTTTATGTATTTTTTGAAGTGGATTGTGTTCCACTTAATGAACAAGTGATAAAAGATTCAATAAAATACGCAATGGATAATAATTCAATGGTTGGTGCTGCTCAAGTTTCAAATCATATATTACCAAAGACTCATGTTTATGTAGCTCCATGTTTTCTTGTTTTGTCTCGTAAATGTTATGAAGAATTAAATATGCCTTCTATGTACCCATCGGAGAGAGGTGATACAGCAGAAGAATTAAGTTACGCCGCTGAATACTATGGAAAAAGATACCGTTGCCTTTATCCTACACAATTCGATGGTGTTCCAAAGAATGATGGTGTTTGGAGATTATCCAATTATGGATATTATGGAATAGGTACATTGTACGAAAATAAAATTTATCATTTGTTTGAAAGTAGATGGAATGACCACATAGATTTGTTCGAGAAAAGATGTAATCAAATAATCGATGGTAATTTTGATACAAATGGTATGTATAATTCGTTAGAAGAATTTTATGGGAAGAAAATTCCTTAATAATCATATTTATACTTGAACTATTTTATTTAATATTGGATTATACATATGAAATACGCTTATGTTGAAAATGGTATAGTTAAAGAAGCTAACCGCCCTTTACCTAATGTTTGGGGTAATATTTCAAATTTTGATACATTTGATATTCAAACTTTAATATCGTTTGGTTGGTATCCGTACGAATATAGATATACTACAACAAGACCAGAAAATTGGATGTCCAATGGTACTGAATTTGAAATTACAGATAATTTAGTCATTGAACACGAACTTGTTCGTGAAAAAACAGTTGATGAAATACAAGCAGAGACTATAAACGAATGGGGTAATGTTCGATCAAGACGAAATATTGAATTGAAAGAATCGGATTGGACACAATTAGAAGATGCACCATTTACATTAGAACAAAAAGAATCATGGAAAACTTATCGTCAGACACTAAGAGACATAACAACATATGAAACTCCTTGGATAATAGTGTGGCCAACCAAACCATCTAGTGAATCAAGAACATCGGTACAACCGAATGGAGAAGTTTCTTGAAAAATAAAGTATTACAACTTATAAAAGAAATGAATCTTGCTATCTTCAATGAAAATGATTTGGTAGATAAACAAATTATTGTATTATTTCCTGGTAAATTTCAACCAATGGGCCAACACCAACGTGAAGAATATTTACGTTTAGGCCGTAAATTTGGTAAACAAAATGTATATGTTGTAACTGATGATATAATGAATACGCAAACAACGCCATTGAGTTTTGATGAAAAAATTAAAATAATAAAACGTCATGGTATTGCCAATATAAAGAAATCAATAAATCCATTTATGCCAACTGAAATATTTAGTGAAGTTGATCCGTCAAACACTGTTATAATATTTGCAGTTAGTTCTAAGAATCTACCAAAACTAAAAATGTTTAAGAAATTAACCAAGTATAATGGTTCATCCAAATTACCAATAAAAGATGCTCAAAATCCGTATGTTTATTACATATTAACAAATGAAGTTGATTATGATTTACCAAGTTTCGGTAAATTAAATTCAAAAACAATATTCAAGGCATTAAGTGATAGAGATGCGAAATTAACTGAATTAAAAAGCAGATTCATTTCAATCTTTGGTTGGTTTGATGCTAATATATTTAATACTGTTATTGAAAAATTTAATTCAAACCGTGGCAAGTTGAAAGATGGTAAAGAAGAATTAAAACCGTTACAAATCGTAACGAGAACGTTTTGGGATAAAGTATATAATGAAGTAGTAAAAGAAAATAAAAAATGAAAAATATTATAAAATAAAAGGTTATGTTATGGAAATAAAAATTGAGAATATACAAGATGTAAAAAAACTTCTTGCAGGTGAACACGATAATCAGAATAGAATTCAAGTTGGATATGCTGGTGAAAAATTAGAAGATACAGAAATAAGAAAAGTTGGTGATAAATGGTTTGATTCTGATGGAAATGAGTGGGAACAAAAGAATGGATATACAGTAAAACTTGGTAAAGAATGGCAACAAGAACTTCATTCTTACTTAAAATCTTTCCCAAATTGTAGAAAAGAAACTTGTACCTGCAATATGTCAAAACGTCTTGATGAAAAAATGCGTCGTATTCATGGTATGTGTTTTGATTGTGTAATTGATATGGAACACACCATTAGATTAGAAGGAAAATGGGATGAATACGAAAGACAAAAATTAAAAGAAAATGCACTTGCATGGTTAACGGAAGCTGAAAATGATAAAAATTCAATAGCTGAAGAATTATCAAAAGTAGACTTTGCAAATGAGTTTGGTGATTCTGAAAAATGGAATGTTCCAATCCATAAAGAAGGATTATTAGAAAAAATAGAAAGTGAATTTAAAGAGTTCAAAGAAAACTTTATTGAAAAATTAGATAAAGAATTGGAGGAAGGTGTTGGTAATTCGTAATGTAATTTCAAAAGTTTTTTCTGATGTGAACGGACATCTATCATCCAAGAGAACTATAATGTTTTTATCATTTATAGTTATGATTGGATTATCAATTGTATCAACATTTTATGGATTAAAAGTTGAACAATTTATTTTTGAAGGATTTTTATATATAGTTGTTGGTAGCTTATTTTCAGTTGCTTCTGAAAAATTCGGTCAAGGTTTCAAACAAATATTGCCTGGAGATTATTATACAGAAGCATCTGCTACACAAAAGATAGCTGATAAGATAAAACCAAATGGAGAAAACAATGGATAACGTAATAATTGAACGAGCCGTTCCAACTAATAAGGATTTATACTCAAGTGTTAAATCTAGAATAAAAAGAAAGTACAAGGTGTGGCCAAGTGCTTATGCTTCAGCAGCATTAGTTAAAGCCTATAAAGCTGCCGGTGGTGGTTTTAGAAATGTAAAAGAAAATATAAATAATCCATCATATCAATTGGACGGATATTCAACAAATGAATGTGGTAAAATAGTTGAATTACATTTTGCATTAGGTGAATCCTATAAACATGTTGTAACTGAAGCAGAATATCGTGGAAGAAAAGTTTCATTGGGTAAACCGTTTAGAACACCAGATGGACCAAAAAAATTCTCGGTATATGTTAGAAAACCAAACGGCAATATTGTTAAAGTTAATTTTGGACATAAGGGTAAGAATGGTGAAAAAACAATGAAAATAAAAAAGAGTGATCCTGCTCGTAGACGTTCTTTTAGAGCCCGTCATAAATGCGATACAGCAAAAGATAGAACATCAGCTCGTTATTGGTCATGCAGATTTGGTTGGCCTAAATCTGGAAAAGGTGCAATAGATAGGACTTAAATATGATTGCAAAAATATTCAAATCGGTTTTGAAACCACTAATGGCACCACTGACATTGGCAGATTATGAAAAGGCTGCTGATGCAATAGCTACAGCATACGATGCATCTAACGTTGGTATGAGCATGACTATATTCGGTTCCATCTTAATAAAAGGCGATAAAGAAACCCTGAAGAATTTCCTTCTTCAGGGTTTAACTATGAATGCCGGTTTAACAAATTACTTACCAGTAGTTGAACCTGGATGGACGTTAATGGCAAATGGATTCTGTCTATATTGGGCAACAGCTACATTTACACCACTACCACCTATGCCACCAACTGTTGCTCCAATAGCTGGAACACAAGTTTTATTCCCAGGCACACCGTCTATTTTAGATATAGGATTGAAAGTTGCTTTTACACAGGGAGACTTGACAAAGGCATTAGATATTTTATCTTTAGTTTTAATAGCACATCAATTAACTATAGCTGGTACATACAATGGTGTAATATCAACATTACCAGTACCCACTCCTTTTTTCATGCCTTGGGCTGCTATAATAGGTATTCCAGACATTGAATTGGATAAAAAAGATACAGGTGGTACGTCGGGTACTTCAGGTACAAGTGGAACATCAGGTAGTGCTGGTTCTACCGGTACTTCTGGATCTGCCGGTTCATCCGCAATAGATCCAACAACGGATAGTATAAATAAAATATTATCTAAAATAAATGAACTGAAGAAATTGAATCAGGATGAATTAAAGAATCGAAAAAATGAAATTGATTCGCTATTGGGTGATGTTAATAAATTACTAACAGACTCTAATGTTATTGCTTCAAATAATTATCAAAGAGTAATCGAAGCTTTAAGTGAATTAACAAAATTAAAAAATTCTATAAATACAACACCTAATGTTAGTGACGAAATATTTCCATATAGTGGTGAGTGTATTGATTGTTAATGATTATTTTAATTTTAATTTATATTTATGTATATGAATAAAGAACAAAAAAATATTGTAAAAGAAATAATACGAGAGTATGTTGCTCTGTATTTAAAGGAAGGTAAAAAACCGTCCGGTGGTTTGAGGAAATGGTTCAAAGACCGCTGGCTTGATATTTCTAGAAAAACAAAAAGTGGAGGTCATCCACCATGTGGTGCTTCCGCTGGGAGTAAGGTACGTAAAGGTGGCAAAAGAGCTTACCCAAAATGTGTTCCGGCAGCAAAAGCAGCTTCAATGTCATCTAAACAGAAAAAAAGTGCGGTTACAAGAAAACGAAGAAAGGGTGCAACTGAACGTGGTAAAGCAAAAATGGTTTCAACATACACACAGGACTAAGTTATGTATTTTAATGATAATATAAAAAGTAAATTAGATGTAGCTTTAAATATATTAGCTACAATAGGCGGTATCATGGTTATATTCTTTATATTTAAAGATACAGTCACTGATGGTAATGATATAAAGCGATATAATAAGACTAAAGATAGTTTAGAGGGGGTTATACAAAAATATAAAGACGATTATAAACTATTAGAAATAAGAGCTGAATATTTAGATTCTATAATAAAAGTAAAGTCCGATAATGTTCGTATAATAAAAGAAAGATTCTATATTTATAGAGACCGAGAAATTAAAAACCCATCCGAAGCGATTAGTTTTGTTAAAAAATTCATACAAGAGTAAACACTATGAAATACCTATTTTTAGTTATAATGACATCATGTGTAGCATTTGCAGGAGAAAAAGATTCAATCGTATGTTTTCCTAAAAATGATATTGTAAGATTGGCAAATAAAATACAATTACTAAGGGATTCAATTCAATACTTACAAGCTGTAACAGCTGCACAAGATACCCTTATAAAAGTCAGTGAAATTAGAATGGATATATATAATAAACAATTAGATAATACACTTCAGGTTATTGACTACTGTGAAAAACAAAATAAAGAATTGGAAAAAATAATACAAGAATTACAACCAAGTTGGTATGATAATAAAATGCTTTGGTTTTTAAGTGGAGTCGGTACTGTTGTTTGTGTTGTTTTAGCAATACAATAACGTATTTAAAATAAAAACTTTTTACCATGTTTAAACTATAAAAAATGAGTGCACCCACTAAAACTTTGAAAGATATAATAAAAGATGAATATGCCAAGTGTGCATCTAATCCAGTCCATTTCATGAAACGTTATGCTAAAATTCAACATCCAACTCGTGGTAAAATACTATTTGAATTGTATTCATTCCAAGAAGATGTATTAAAAGAATTTAATTCAAATCGATATAGCATAATACTAAAATCAAGGCAGTTGGGTATATCAACATTAATAGCTGGATATTCACTTTGGTTAATGTTATTTAATCCAGATAAAAATATTCTTGTTATTGCTACAAAACAAGAGACTGCAAAAAATTTGGTGACGAAAGTTCGTGTTATGTATGATAATTTACCAAGCTGGTTAAAAACCGGTGTTCAAGAAGATAATAAACTTTCACTTCGTTTTAAGAATGGTTCTCAAATAAAAGCTGTATCCGCAGCAGCTGACTCCGCACGTTCTGAAGCACTTTCACTTCTTATCATAGACGAGGCCGCCTTTATCGATGATATTGATAAAATATGGGCGTCTGCACAACAGACTCTTGCAACTGGTGGTACTGCTATTATAAATTCCACACCAAATGGTATTGGTAATTTTTACCATAAACAATGGGTTAAATCTAAACTTGGGGAAAGTGCATTTAATCCTATAGAATTATTATGGCAAGTTCACCCAGATCGTGACCAAAAATGGAGAGATGAGCAAGATGTATTGCTTGGACCTGATATGGCAAAACAAGAATGTTTTACTGGAAATGTGAGAGTAATGACTAAACATGGTTGGAAACCGATAAAGGATATTACAGTAGGTGATGAAGTTATTAGTCACACGGGAACCCTTCAACGTGTAATAAGAAAGTACAAGTCTGATAAAAATAATTTGTACAAATTAAAAAGTTCCAAAAACCACAAACACGATTGTTATGTCACAGCAAATCACCCAATAGCTATAACCAATGGCGATTATATCGATTATGTTGAAGTTGAAAAATATACAAAAGATATGATAGGTATTATATCGCCCGAAATAAATATTGAAAATAAAGAAGTTATATTGGATTTATACGATTTAATAGAACCAAAATATTTTAAAAAGACACTGTCCGACGATGGTGATAAATTTTTAATAAATGATAGAAGACATAGGGTTTTACATAATAGATATGTTACGGTTGGATATGATTTAGGTTATTTTATAGGACTATATTTAGCTGAAGGATCTGGTTGTAGATTACGAAAAACATTTTCATTCAATGCCTTGACTGAACAAGGTGCTTGGCCAATTGAAATTCAAAAAATATGTTTTAATTTATTTGGCATTCAAAATTCAAAAATAAGAATTTTAAATGAATCAAACGGTCATTTAAGCATATCATCTGAAATAATTTCAAGTTTAATTGATAAGTTTGTAGACGGTAATCGTGCTTGGAAAAAAAGACTTTCTAAATTTGCATATTCAATAGCTAATAAAGATTTTTTTCTTGGAATTTTAGATGGTGTGTTTGTTGGCGATGGATGCAATACAAAGACTGCTAACCATGCAATAGCTATAACATCATCTGAATTAATTTATGATATAATTTATTCAAGTTATATAAATGGGTTATACGGAATATCATCAACAATAAATGAATCCAAAAATACAAAAATACAGAAATCTACATTTAGAAGTGGAAATAGCGAGTTACATGAAAAATCTACTTTAAGATTCTTAAAAACAAAATATACAGATTGTTATAAAATATCAAATAATACAAAAATAACAAATGATAACGTTGTTAAATGGCATTTTGAACGCATAGATTCCTCTATAATAAAAACTGTTTACAATTTAGAAGTTGAAAATGATAACACCTATGTAACTGAGTTCGGTGTGGTGCATAATTGTGACGGAAATTTTCTATCTTCAGGCCGGTCTGTTATAGACGGTGAATTAATTAAATGGTATGAAGATACATATGCTTGTGAACCAAAAGAAAAACGTGGTGTTGAAGAAGCACTTTGGATATGGGATTATCCAAATCCGTCTAAAAATTATATGATAATAGCTGACGTTGCTCGTGGTGATGGAAATGACTATTCAGCTTTTCATATTTTAGATATTGATAGTTTAGAACAAGTGGCCGAATACAAAGGTAAAGTTGATACCAAGTCATATGGGAATATGTTGGTATCATTGAGTACAGAATACAATGATGGGTTGTTGGTTATTGAAAATGCTAATATAGGTTGGGCGGTTATTCAACAAGTTATTGACAGAGGATACCCCAATTTATATTATACATACAAAGAAGATGGATATATCGATCCATTAATTCATATTGCAAAAGGATATGATGTAAAAGATAAATCTCAAATGGTTCCTGGATTTACAACAAGTTCAAAAACAAGACCATTACTAATATCAAAATTAGAAACATATTTTAGAGAAAGAGCCCCTATAATCAAGTCTTCACGGTTAATAGAAGAATTATATGTATTTGTTTGGAAGGGGTCAAGAGCAGAAGCACAGGTAGGATATAATGACGATTTGGTTATGTCATTTGCAATAGGTTTATGGGTTAGAGATAGTGCATTGAAACTCCGTCAAGAAGGTATGTTAAAAACAAGATTGAGTCTTGATTATATGAACAAATCAACTATTATACAAAAGACAAATACTTTGGTACAAAATGACGGTTGGTCAATGAAAGTTAATGGTTCTGAAGAAGATATAACTTGGTTAATAAAGTGATTTTTGAAATTTTCAAACATATTTATATTCATATAATATTATTGTGTTTTTAATATAGGTGATAAATGGCTGATAATAAATCATTCTTTGATAGACTAAAAACATTATTTTCTACAAATGTTGTTGTTAGAAATATTGGAGGTAAACGGCTAAAAGTAGTTGATACAGCGAGATACCAAGCAGATGGCAATCCACATACATCTAAAGTTATAGACCGTTATGGTAGATTACATGGAACACGTGGAACCCCAATATCGGTGTACAATCAATATAATTCTTTTTCTGCAACTAAAATAGATTTATATACCGATTATGAGGCAATGGATACGGATGCTATCATATCTTCTGCATTGGATATATATGCCGATGAAAGTACATTAAAAAACGATCATGGAGACGTTTTAACCATAAAAACCGATAATGATAATATACGTAAAATCTTACGTAATTTATTTTATGATATATTAAATATTGAATATAACCTTTGGCCTTGGATTCGTAACTTATGCAAGTATGGTGATTTTTACCTATACTTGGATGTTAAAGAAGGATTGGGTATAACAAATGTTGTACCTTTTTCACCATATGAAATGCAGAGAGAAGAGGGTACCGATCCAGAA